GAACAATGTAAAAAAGCAGTTGAGATACATAATGCATATCGTATGCAACTAACTGCTAACAAAAGACTTGACTTTGAGATAGCTAGATTAAAAAATTGTGGAGAGCTGAAAAAACAGGGTATCGTATTCCATCCAAACTCTCCTTATTATAGTGTATGTGCAGACGTAATGCTTATAAACCCACCTGGCGTAGTAGGTGAGCACGTGCATTCAATCACACCTAATAAAGTAATTCACAACAGGAACAATCCAAAACCAAATGGAGATGCTAGTGATCTGAAAACTATATCTATAGGTAACTAGCGTTTTATAGGAGGTAGTCCCTTCTTCTTACGATACTCATCCGTCACAAGATCTTGACGAGTGGGTTTCGTAATTTTTTTGCCTAATTTTTTCTGAACAGTTGTAATTAATTTCTTTACTGCGGGTCTTATAATTCTTATTAACAATGGTGTGGCAGCAGCACCCGCTGTAGCAACAACTGCTAGTGCTGTCACTGAGGTCACCTGATTTATAGGTGGAACGTATTTCTCCACTGCTGAAGTAGGTTCGTACAATGTCACACAGGTAGTGCCTTGTAGTTCATGACCCACAACTTTCTCATCACCTGACTGTGTTACATCTCCCACTCTTAGTTGAGCAGGACCTGGACATGGTGTTTCTTCTCCTACACCTCCTGTGTCAGGTGTTGGTGGGGTAGGTGGATCTGGTGGTGGTTCTACAACTGGTGGTGGTGTTTCTCTGTATATGTTTAAATCTTCTGGTGTATAATCCATCGCATCATATGTTGGATAATCTGCATCACAAAGAACCCTAACATTAGAATCATCTTCTTCTTTTAAGTTAGGTTGTTCTCTATTTTTCTTTGCGTCAGGATGATACTTTACACAACCTGGCATATCAACTATCGGCACACCAACATTTACTGTCACTGGTGGTGGTTGATATATAGGAACTGTCTTTGTTACGTTTGGTATTTGTATCTCATTTATACCTACCTCTTGGATTCCAATGTTAGGTATACTAATAACTTCATCCACGTTATCTCCACTTACTCAATGCCTTAGTCTCTATTAGTTTTAACGTTTCTAGTTCGTCACTCTCATCTGCGTGTGTATGATGTGTGACTTCTCTTAATGTCTTTAGATATTCTAAGACATGTTCTCTTATCTCCATCAGTTCATCAAAGCACCCTTGGTTGTGTGCACAACCTCTCAGTTGATGGTCAGGTGCTAGGACTGACTCGGTGAATAAGGACAATGCCCTATCATATTTAATAGCAGGAGTCTCCTCTCCTACAGATGCTTGGTCTTTCATTAGAATGGCATAGGTACGTTTGGAATTGCATCACCTGTCATCTTTGGTATTGCATCTGTGATACCGCCACCTATGTCAGGCATAACTGCATCCATAACTCTTTCTTTTACACTATCAATGATAGCATCTTTTCTGATGAATACATATCCACCAACACCAACTACACTAAGTGCTACTACACCTGAGAAGATAGCGATTCCGTTAATAATTTTTTGCATGATGTTTATTTGTCGTTTGGAACAATTTTTACAGGAGCTGATTCAATCCTGATAGTTTGTGCGGGTGCAGTTTCAGATGCTTTAGCAATAAGAAACTCCATATCCTTTTTGGATATGTTAGCACTGCCAGGTTCACTATCACCTTTCTTCTTCTTACCTCCCGCTTGGACGCCAAAAGTAGCTAAAGTTCCTGTGAAGACCGAAGCTATAAAGGTTGGATCAATTTTTTCTCCTGCATCATAACCTGGTATTTTAACGTAGTTCAAAGTTAAAATTCCTGCTGACCACACAAGAACGATCACTCTTATGAGTGTCGCTAAGTACATCAGTTGCTCTTCTTTATCGTCAACTGCTTCTTTAAGTTTGCCAAGAGGACCTTTCTTTTCCTCTTTCTTGACTTCTGCCATAATGATAGTTATTCTGTTTTATATATACGAGTCTAACTTATAGAGTCTATAAAAACTTTACGATATCCTTTTACTCCTTCCCAATCTTCGTTAAGTGCAGCGTTTATATAGTCCATAAATTTACTGGTATCATGTCCTGTTGCTTCCATCTTTGCCATAGTAGATGATATAGAGTTACCACCAAACACTGTCTCATATTTGTTTGCTGTCTTGCTACTAAAGTTTGTCATGTATGACTTGTCATAGTTATACAGCATGTTGAATATACCAGAGGTCTGATTATATATTTTACCGTCCATTACAATTTGTTGAGCACCCCATTTAGAACTATTCTTTCCCTCTGTAGGTACAAAAGATGATGTAAACTTAGTTACATCATTCAAAGCATTGATAACTTGTATTGGTTTTGCTATGAATATTAAAGTCTTCTCAACAGATTTTATATTAATTACTTTGTCAGTTAGATTCCATTCTGGTAATGTATCTGCACCAAAAAATTTTGTTGTGCTGTAGTCACTTACATCATCATAGAACACAGTTGTTCCTGCCACTAATACAACAGGTAGGTTGGTTCTTTTTACAATCTCGTAATGTAACTGTGATCTCTTTACAGACTTGACATGATGTATTAATTTATGACCACCACTCGCTACCCATTCCTTTACAAAGTCAAAACCGTGACTGCCTATGCAATGCACGGTTGCTTTTGTGTCTGGGAACCCAGTACTAAATGTTTTTAATGCTGTAACTGATGTAGGGATAGAGTTACTATCCTCTGCATTAACAATTATCTGTGGTGACCAGTCCATTATACAAAATAGTTTTTAACTATTTAGACAGCGGGTTCATAAGATACACTGTCACCTTTTCTGGGATATGCTGCGACCTCTGGATCTGGGTCTAACCATTTGACATACTCTGGGTCTTCAATGCAACAATCTAGTTGTGCTGCTGAGTCAAGATAATACATGTCGTAGTATCTCTTTTGTATGTCATTGAACTTTTGTATTCTGTAGTCAGGTGCACCATTGTTTTCTAGTAAACCTTTCTGGACAAAGCGATATGGATAACGCTCTAGAATAACTTCTGTCTTAGCACGCATCGTCGTGGTCTCTGAGGTAGTCATAAGATAAATCGTTTGGATTCTGTGGAACTACTAGTATTTTAGCACCATTAGGTCTTTCTACAAGAACCACTGTGCCACTTTCTGCTTTGTCACAGTAGTAGTCTTTGCGATCTTCAAATTCTTTTTCAGTTATTTCTATCATACCTGACAACAAATTTTTTCTTCTTGCATATATTTGATAGATTCTTGGCATCCACCTAGATGAATACCATCTAATATAAGTTGTGGGAAAGTAGAACCTTCACCAAATTTTTCATAAAAATCTTCTCTATTATAATCTCTGTCTAAGACGTACACTATATGTGGTAAACCCTCATATTCAACAACTGTTATAAGTTTGCTACAAAAAGGGCAACCTGGTCTTGAATAAATTTCAATCATGCTTTTAGATTTTTAAAGTCTTCTTCAAAAATTGCCAGACCTGCGTCTGTCAACACATGATTATACATCTTATCAAATACTTTTGTAGGTAATGTAGCTACAGAAGCACCGTATAAGAAACAGCGAGATACATGATGTACGTCACGCAAACTAGCAGCAAGGACTTTTGTTTCCTGTGACTGAGTGCAATATAAATCTGCAATACCACGTACTAATTCTACACCACTGAATGAATTGTCATTAAGACGACCAACAAATGGTGAAATATATGTTGCTCCTGCGATTGCTGCCATCGCTGCCTGTGCAACAGAGAAACAAAGAGTTACGTTGGTTTTTATTTCTTGATCGGAAAGATCCTTACAAGCAATAAGACCCTCTCTAGTAAGAGGAAGTTTGATTGTAATCTCAGATCCAATACTAATGTATTGTTCAGCATTTTCAATCATTTCACTAGCGGTATTTCCATTAACCTCTGCTGAAATACTTTCAAAACTAAACCCTTTAGAGAGCAAAGAAATAAAATCAAAGTAACTTACACCAGACTTACGAACTAGTGTAGGGTTAGTGGTTATACCAGAAATTAGACCAGTTTCATATCTGTCTTTAATCTCAATAAAATCAGCTGTGTCTAAGAAAATTTGCATAATGTAAATTATATAGTCAAAGGACTTTTTCTAAATTATAGTGTAATTTTTGGTTTATGTCAACTACTCTTCTATCTCAAAAAACCATTTAATATGTTTTATGTAATCAAATGTACAACCTATATCTTTATCACAATTTATATCATACTTACGATCACATAAAAAATTTCTTAACTCTTGAACAGAGTTAAACTTACCTTGATGTCTCTCAT